TAATGTCGTTGCCTGATAAAAACGCAAACGCATAACTAAATTGACAGTTGCTCTAGTATCAAATTTTCAATCAATTCCATATCACTTTCCGAAAAGCCCAGCAACTCCCGCTGGGCATATTGCACCTTGATACCTTTGTTTTTATTCACCGTGCCTTGTAAGCCATATTGATGCACGTTTGCAATTGTGGCACTTGACCCATTAAACCCCACTGAAACCTCATTGCCATTTGACCGCACTTTTAAATACCTAGCAGTGCGAAGTTTGGCGAACATGGCTTTGCGTTTGATTCTGCCTTTCTTTTTGCCGAATTGTTTTTGTGGTTTGCGTGGTTCAAATGCGGTGCCGTCGGGGTTTTGTTGCCGAGCAATTCGAGCTTGTTGGCTTTTGCGCAGAGCTTGCCCAATATTACGCGCCAATTGTCGGCGAGCATGTGGAGACAGGTTGTTAATCAGCGCGGTGAGTTTTGCCTGTGCTTGTTCTACGGTTGCCATTTTTCACCATCAAAAATCAGGTTGTTTTCATTCTCGAGGTAAACTTTCACCTTCGGGTTATCCCAAACCGGCTCTTTGGCATAGTGCATTTTGACTTCATCGGCGGTTTGTTTTGCCACGACACGTTCGGTCAGCATGATTTCAAAGGAGATGTCGGCTGTGTTGTTATTGTTGTAATCAACTTGGAACTTGAACGCATTTTCACGGCGTTGTGGGTTTTCAAATATTTCGGGTTGGTTGATTCGTAGATAAGCGATAATCGGAACAATCAGGCTCGCAATGTCTTGGGCAAAATCCGTGATGATAATGTTGAGAGTGTAGCGATATTCAAAGCTGAAGGATTCTGCACCGGTGGCAACGATTTGACCGCCGTCAACATAAAGCTGTAAGCGGTCGGGATTTTTCACAAAGTCGGGAATGCTTTGTTCAAGAATTTTGCGCAGTTGGTTGGGCTTTTTCATTTTGTGTATCTCTGCAAATTAATGGGCGGTTGTCCTTATCCACTGCCACTATCAAATGTCCATTGTCTGTCATCAAATAACCGACTTGATGAATGCACACATTTCTGTGATTCTTCCATCAGGATAGTTTGAATATCTGCCAAATGCGCTATCTCTAAATGGCACGGTGTAAGTGTTAGCTAAACAAGGTAATGAAGCCACAATGGCTAGATAAAGAGTTGCTCTTCTCATTTTCTGAAATTCCGTTTTTGCAATTCATGAATTTGTTGGCACGCAACGCAACGGGTGACACCTTGAATCAGTTGTCGGCGTTTTTCTGGAATAGGCGCATCGCAATCTTCACAATAAACACGGCTGACCGCTTTGAAAGTGCGGTGTTTTTTGATGGCAATTTCACGCGCCATTTCTTCCAGTTGTTGCGCTCGGTCAAATTGGTCGGTCATTTTGCGGTTTCCTTATTAAATTCTTCTATGCACTTTTTCAGGCTGTCGTTTTCAATGACGCATAGGTTCAGTCGATGTTGTGTTTGTTGATAGGCTTCTGCCAGTTCACCATTGGTGCGGATTTGTGGCGCAAATTGACCGCACTCTGCTGCCGTTGGGCAAAGTATCGGTTGTTTAATGACTTGCGTTGTTGAGCAGGCTGCCAATGTCACTAGGGATAGCAGTATCAGACCATTCTTTGTGATTTTTAAGGGCATTTTTTAGCTCCAATGTTTGTTGTTGATTTTGATTTTTTAAAGCGTTAACCGCTTGGGTGAGTTGCGCCTGCTGTTCGGCAAAATTTTTTACCGATTGGTTTAAATCGATATAGGATTTTTGCCATTGTTCCTTAAGTAGGGATTCTTTCTCCGCTTTGGCGTGCCAGTGATTTGCCTGCCAACCTTGGAATAAGATGATCAGCACAAGGGCAATTGGCCCAATAAGCAATATCCATTTCTCTTTTTTTGTCAGGAAGCTAAACATAGTGCACGCTCCTTTTCTCTGCGCTCAATTAAGCCTTTTAGCGGTTTGCCGTTGGCATAAATCCAACGGGAAAATTGGTTGCACATGGCTTTGCTGTAACCTTGGCGCGCCATTTTGAACAAAGTGCTGTTTTTCATGGTTCCGCAACCCACATTAAACGTGATGGAAACCAAGGCATCAAATGCGCCTTGTGGCATTTGGTGCCCATTGGCGTAAGTGTTTACACAGTTTTCTGCTTGCTTAATCCCTTTCGCAAAGGCGGCGGCAATTTCTTCATCGCTATAGGTTTTGTTACGGTCAATTTTTTGCACCGCTTCGGTGGTGCCGATGCCGAAAGTCAACACATCAGACGGGCAGTGATACGGATTGCGGTAGCAACCTTCAGCATTGCCGGTAAGTAATAAGCCTTGTTCCGATGTACGAATTTCTTCCCCGTAGGATGCCAACACTAAACCGACAATGACCACCACGGAACAGGCCCATTTAGCGGCTTTTCTTATCATTGATTTTGTCCTCAATTTCCAGTTTTTTTAACTCGAAATCTTTTTTCTTGTAATACCAATTCACGAGGAAGGTGGCGACACCGATGATAATACCTGTGATAGATGCCACATCCGCCCAGTTGATGTTGCCGAATGTGTTTGCAATAAATCCCGTGAGCGATGTCATGCCTGCCCCTAAATATGAATATTTACTTGTTGTATCTGTAATATTGAAATCAGCCATATCAGCTCCAAAGTTGAATGGTGTCTTGCGCCACGCTGATTTTTTCGGTGTCAGGTTCCGGCAAGGTCACTTCTGTGCCAATGGGGATGATCGCTTTATCCATTAAGTGCGGGTTGAGTTCGCAGGCGATTTCAAGTAAGCCCTCACTTTTGCCCAAATAGCGGTACAAGATGGCGTCCAGATTGTCGTTTTGTTGTGCGCGAACTATCATTAGATCAACTCCGCATCGACTCTTGGGCGTTTGAGTATGTCACTAATGGCAAAGCGCGCATCACGGCGCAATTCGTTGATACTGTCTTTGAGCAATTCCGCCTTTTTCTCGCCATCATTGGTGGTGTCGTAGCTTGTGTAGCGTTCATAAAGGTTTGCCAATGCCAAGCAGGTGACGGCACGGCGGTAGCGATAAACCAACACGCTTTCGTTGTTGATTTTGGCGCAGGGAATATCTGCAAAAAATTCTGAAGTACTATGTTGTTTGAATTCCTCCAGTTCATCATTGACTGCAGCAATAGCCTCAATTAAGGCATCTTTTAAGCGTGCCGTTGTAACTGTGCCATCTAGGCGAGCCTGATTACGAAAATCGGAAATTTTAAGCGGAGGGAAAAAGAGGTCGTTCAATACAAGGTCTTCGCCTTGCCCGTAGTCTTCAACTTGTTTTTGTACTGCCCCCATTTCGTAATCCGGGGCAAGTTTGATGGAGATGGATCCGTCTGACATAAAAACACCTATAAAAAAAGCGGGGTGAGGATTAATGATGTGCGGTTAAAAATTCTAGGAATTTCCACCGCACTTTTAATCCGCCCCGCGGCTGCGTGATTTGCTCGGTTTCAAAACCGCTTATTCATCGGCTTTGTTTAATTGCTTGCGTAGCTTTTTAATATCACCTTTCACACCGATGGACTGATTTAAGCCCAAGGCGCGTTCTAAATATGCCAGTGCCTGTTCCGGGTTTTTGTCGGTTAAAAGCAAGCCTAATTCACGCAATAATCGGGCTCGGCTTTCATCCGGCATATCACAATCGGCAGTGATGCGTTGCACTTGTTCCAAATAAGCCACTTCAAAAGGTTGATTTGCCGCTGCCGTTGCGTCCGGTGAGGCCGACGCGCTGCCCGGGGTGGATGCGGGCGTCGGCGTTTTCGATGAGGTTGATGCCGTTGCGGGAGAGGGTGATGTGCTGGAGTTCGAGCATTTTTGATGGCTTGGGCGGTCTGCAGGGTGGCATAGGATAACAGAGCGTGCGCCATCTGCCTTTCTGTATAGCCATCCCCGAAAGCCTCATCGTTAGAAATGGCGATTTTTTTGGGAGCCCGCTATATGGGCGGTGTTTTAGTAATTGCTGTCGTCCCGCAGGCCAGTGAGCTGTGTGGTGATGGCGGTTGCGGCGCGGTTGGCCGAGCCTTCCCGGCTGACCGCGTATCCCAGCGCTTCTGCCGCCATCGTCTCGGCAAAGGTGTCTGAACCGCCGCCGACGGCGTAATCCAATAGTCCGCTTGCCATGGCACTAGCGAAGGTGTCTTCTCTGGGCAATCCACCGCTTTGCGGTGATGAAACGCAAGCGCTTAAGGCGGCGGTAAGCAGGGTGAGGGTGATGATTTTCATGGGAATACTCCTGTGATTTGCGCGGTAGGGATTGGGTGTCGCGGCTTCTCTACGATGTAGAAATTCTACGTCGTAGAGATAGGAGTAGTCAAATTTTTAATGGCGTCAGTCCGGGGTAGGCAAATCGCGGTTTCTGTCGTTTTGTTGGCAGAGAAAGAGATGTATAGCGGACTCTCAGTAACCTGATGCATATAGCAATCCTCCGAAAGCCTCATACGGCGTTGCGCTGCCTGATCGGGCTTTGTCTTTGGTGGCGCGTCTTGTCTGAGGTTTTTGGCGTATCGCTATTCCCCGCTACCCGCAGGA